TCTGTATCCCCGGCCAGGTTTATCATCTGCAGATAAATCTGCGAAAGAAGCTGCTCTTTTCTGCTGATCCTGGACTTGGCAGACAGCGTATTTAACTCCAGCAGCGTCCTGGAATCCGTCTGGGCCTCAGCCACATACTTATCCATGCTCTTTCTCCAGCGGCTGTATTCCTCGCCGGACAGGAGCTTTTCCGCTTCCGCGTTATCCAGTTTGTTATCCTGGGCATACTTCTGGAACATGGCATTGATCTCATTTTCCAGTTGGTTGGCCGTCTCATCATAAAGATCCATGATATCCCTGGCATAGGTGTCGGTTTCCTTGGCATTTCTCAGAACCCTTTCCTTGGCCCGTTCAATCCATTCATTCCGTTCTCTCTGACTCATCTACGCCCTCCGCAGCTGCTTCGGCAGTCATGCCGTTCTGCTGGCTCTCAAATGCTTTGGCAAAATTCTCATAGGTGCCGAATTCGTCAACATCCTTATTCTTTTCTTCCTCCAGCTTTTCCATCTCATCATGGACATTTTCCACCCATGGCAGCATCTGCAGCCTTGACTCCGTGGAAAGCAGTCCGGAGAGCTGCGTTGCGATCTGTGTCAGTTCCAGATTGTTTTCCGGTTTGTTTCTGCGGAACTTCGGAGTGATGTCCTTATAATCATAATGGCCGCCCTTGATATTCAGGATATTGGTAATCAACTCAATCCGGCGCTGCAGCCCCTTTTTGAACTTCCGCTCTTTCATGGCACATAACTGTTCCAAGCCCCAGAGCTTATAAGCGATTGCTACTCCAGAAAGGTTCCCGCCAAACGACTCATCACACAAATGTGGAACATGGGACATGGTATGGATATCCTCCCGCAGCCGGTTCTTAAAATTCTCCATTGCGGTATCATCCACCTGCTTCAGCAGCCACTGGACATCTCCTCCATCATCCAGAATGATCGCACCCTTTTCCTTCATGTCCCGAACATCATCACTGCTCACATCTCCCAGCTTCAGGATCTTTAAAATAGCATCATCGTTGTACTGGAAGTAATTCGCCGTATTGCTCTGGGCCTTATTGTAGGCATCAATCTCCGTGATAACGCCCTCAAAATCTCCCCGGCGCTCCTCATTATTGATGTACTCCACAAAGGGGACATCCTGCCAATAATGTTCCTCAATCGCTTCCAGGTTCAAATACCCGTTATTGAATGACCGGAAGCGAAGAACCTGGTACGCATTCCAGAACTCCACCTTCAAGATCACATTCTTATCTTTATCGACAGACCGGACGCTCCTGATCGCCGCCATAGGCTGGGCATGGCCGCTGTCACTCTCATAAATCATGGTCAGATCAGACGGCGCCACCTTTGCAAAACGGATCTGCGCGTCCTCATCAAGATATAGCATTTCAAAGCAGCTCCCACAGATGCTGCACTGTTTAGCCAGCTCCATGTTATGATCCTGCTCATCGTTATAATCAAAAATATCCTGAACCGTCTGCAGATAGGCATCATCCTGGGAGTTATAGACAACCGGCTGCCCAACAAAATAACTGGTTGCCGTATCCGTGATGTACTTCGCCATGTTATTAACCAGACGGTTGTTCGGTGCTGTACTGTCTTTCTTGGTCTCTGAAAGAATTCGGTGCTGCCCCACGTAGTAATCAGTCAACATCCCATATTTCAGATCCATCAGGTTTTCATCTATGATCTCCCGAATATCTTTTTCTGTCAGGCTTTCTGCAGAAGCCCTGTCCATATAAATAACCGGCATAATATACCGCCTCCTTTACAATCCAGCCGCTCTCCTGTCCATGATCCGGAACCGCTTGCTTTTCTTGGCGATTGTCCGGCAGCCTTCCAGGGCATCCGGGCCATCATCGTGAGCGCCCATCGGAAAGTGGAACATCTGTTCCAGGAGCCGTTTATGCTTTTTGTTGAATTTGATATAGTGGTTCTTTACATCTGGCTGCATGGTCTGAATTCTCATGGTCTTATCGCTGGTCTGCGGTACTTCCTCAATCGGGAGATACAGACCGGCCCTGGCGGATGCCTTGGCCAGTTCCTCTTTTAAAAACCACTGGAACTGTACAGTCTCGGCACCGAACTTTTTATAGCCCCGTCCAAAATCGCGCTTCAGCCAGCGTTCTTTCTCCAGGATATCCGTGATGATACGATCCGGGTGCCTCCGTTCAATATCCGCATCCAGTACATACATGTAACCAGTAACCTTGCTTTTCGCCAGTGTGATGATCGCAGAAAAGTCGCTTTTCTTGGTTTTTCCAAGGGAAGGATCGACAAAGCCAAAGAACTGAAAATCCTTGTCCTTGAAGTCCATTTCTGCTTCGTTGTAGTAGTCGAACCATTCCTCGTTGAAAACACAGTCTTCCGGGTTGATCGGTTCATTCTGTTCCTCAGAGTTAAAGGAGGCCTCACCCTCTGTCACCTTCATGACCATCAGGTCATAGTAAGAAAGCTTTTCCTCCCAGAGAACTTCTGTCCCGGCCAGCATCTTTTCCCGGTGTGCCTCAAAGAACTTTCGCGCATTTTCCTCATGGTCTTCATCAGACAGGTCAGTGAAGATATTTTCCCACTCCTGCCATAGGTCTGCCTCCGGCGAAAATGATATAACTGCCCGGTACTTAATCGCCTTGTATCCAGGGTTTTTAAGAGTATTTGCTAATAAGCTGTCATAATGGAGCAGGGTTCCGATGTAGACAACATCTGTATAATCATCACCGGCCTTAGAAACCGCTTTTTTAAACCAGCTATCCAACTTTGCTCTTTGCTCCGGTGTCCGGACATTTTCATCATTCTCAATATCATCCAGGATCAGCAGATCCGGTCTCCAGTTCCGGTGCTTCCTGCCTCGGATCTTCTTGCCGGAGCCAATCGCCTCCACCTTGATATTGGTGCTGGTCACCAGAACATTGCTCCTCCAGACTTTTCCGGTCAGATCTCCAAAATCTTCCCGGATCGCTTCGTTTTCTTCAAACTCCACACGGATGTTATCCAGGAAGCCCTCCGCCTGATCCGAACTATCTGAGATAATGATCGGATAATGCTTATACCCATATACAACGGCGTGGATCGTTCCTTTAAACGTCAGGCTGGTAGACTTGGCATGTCCACGAGGAGCTGCCACTACACGCTTGCAGCCATTCATCCGGCTGATCTGCTTGACCAGCCCCGATGTGCTTGGTGTAAGCCCCTTTAAGACTCCATCCTGCCAGATGGCATCCAGTTCCCGGTGAAATTCCGGAGACGGTCTGGAAAAATAATGCGGAAAGTAGGCCCTTCCGAAGAATTCCATATCAACAGCACCAAGGCGCTGCCGGATTCCGCCTTTTCCAGTCAGAGCCGCGCCCGCTTCATAATCTTTTCTGATCCGGACACGCTCTGGCGAATCGTCCCTGTTTAAAAATGTTTTTAAAAGACCAGAAAGATCGTTTAAAGCATTCTCCTGTTCTTCGTAGTAACTTTTGCTTTCCGCTTCCGCCATCGCGCTGATCAGCGCCTTCAGACTTGCGTCTTTTCCTCTCCGCATGACCTTTCACCTCCGTCCCGCATCTTTCCCTGTTCAAATTCGCCCCATACGGCTCATTTTGCCTTTATGTGGTAATTTCCCCGACCACAGACCTTTAAACGGTTTTAAACGGCTTCCTAACGCTTTTAAAAGGGGAATAACAGGCAAAGAGAAAAGGAACCGGACAGAGGAAGCCAAAAGGCCGGGCTTCGCCACCCGACCAGCGTCCTTTTCTGCTCAGTTCCTTTTCTTTATGCCTGCGTCCCGAACACAGCCGGGACGAATCAACCGGTCATGTTTTAAGTCGCGTCTTGTAATAATGGCTGTGCCGCATCCTGTGAAGCATCGCTTCCAGCTTCCTGCAGTTCTCCGCCACCTTCCACTTCGATCCCAAGCTGCACCTGTCTGGCTTCGCCGCAGATCGTAATTTCAAAAGTTGCCTTCCGGCTTCTTTTATCCCACTTTAAAACTCTGTTTTCTAACTGTTTTAAAACTCCACTGATGACAGTGATACCACCGCTTCCGTCTTCCCTTACCAGAGTCGGTTCCAGCGGCTCTCCATTGCCGGAAAGAATTCTGATCCATTCAGCTTCCAGATAGGACAGTGTCGATGGTGCCTTACTGTCCCCCAGGAACCGGATCACTCCCGGAACCTCTTTTACCCGGTAATAGTTTCTGGCCGTGAAATCCATGTCCAGGAACACATATCCTGGGAACAGAATATATTCCTTTTTTGTCCATGCCCCACCAGACCGGATGGGACGGTTCTCAATGGGAACCTCGGCTCGGATTGCCTGGTTTTTCAGCCTCCTTGCAATTCCGCTTTCTTCTCCAGTTTTAACCTGAATCACATACCACACAGCCTATCCCTCCATTCCTTCGCTTTTTTTCTTATTGAGGTAAGCGCTGACCTGACGGTACAGTTCCGGATTATCCTTTGCCATGGTCTCAAATACCATGCTCTGAACAGCTTCCAGTCCCGCCTCATAGTTTTCTTTGTTCTGTACTTCGATCCGCTTCTTATATGCAGCAGCGCGGATCAAACCGTTGGTTTCCTTAATGAGCTTCTCGATAGGAACTTCTTTCATCTGTTCCTCATCTACATTGGTCAGGGCATTTAAAACGTGGTGACTTGCCAGCCGGATCAGGGCTTCCGAAGTATCCAGATCCGGATAACGGTTCATTTCATCCATCAGCATGGAGAAATTGCTCTGTGCCACGTTAATCATCTCTACCGTGGCCAGATACTTCCTTGCGTAGGTACAGATAGCCATCTGGCTCATCTCCTCACCATTCGCCTTCAGGAAAGCCACGATCTCTTTGTAAGTGCAGCCAGTAAGGAGCATCTGCTCCACGGTGTCTTTAAGCTCCGGCGGCAGTCTGTCCACCTTTCCTGTGCTGCGTCTTCTACGCTCCTGTTCCATCAGCCGTCCAGATCAACCATTTCATCCGTGATGCCGCCGCCAAGGAGCCGGATGCCCTTGCCGGTTACTTTTGCTTCCAGCGTCTGATATTCCACATCGGCCAGATTAGCCGGTTCCCTGCTTTCCATATCACGCAGATAGATATATCCCTCCTCATGGAGAAAATTCACGGAGTCGATGAACTCCTGACGCTCAATCCCCTCCGCTTTTAAACCTTTTTCAACACTTCTTAAAGCATTGTACTTTTCCCGGAGCAGGTTGATTGTCATGAGTACCCTGCCGTTATTCACCATAAAAGCTCCTGCCCGGAGTCTTCTCTTTTCCTGTTCTCTGTTCATTGTGAACCTCCATTTCTTGTCATTTCGATCATCATATTTAACATCTGTTCCACTTTCCGATCCACCTTATTGATCTCACGAATGAAATCATCCTTTGTCAGGTAATTCTGCCGGATCTCCTTAATCTCCTTCTGGCACCCATCAAAATCCTTACTGTGAGTCTCCTTGGGTGTATAATCCTCACGGATCTTATTGATGTCTTTTTTTAATTCGTCTGTGGTTTCCTTCAGATCTGCTTTTGTTACAGAATCCCGTTCTATTTTTTGAAGCTGCTGGACTGTGCAGTCCAACTGGTTCATGGTTCTTTTTAAAAAATATGAGATTACGCCAATACCCAACGTAATGGCGGTTGTTATGATCCATCCTTCATCCATCCAGTAATTCCTCCAATAAAAAAAGATACACTCATGTTTCTGACACAAGTGTACCTCTTAGGCCCGTGAACTGTCTTTTGAAGCACTTCACTAATTTACTTCACTTTTTAAAATGCTTCCGGATAATCATAGATGCTCATCTGACCCTCCATGTCATCATCCAGATTATCCAGTTTTCCGAACAGGATAAATCTCACCCAGCGCTCGGTAAGTCCATATTTCGCGGCAAGCTCTCTATAATTTCCTCCGTCAAATTCTTCCCGGATCTTCTGATCCCGTGCCGCCCGTTCCAGGCTCTCTGCCTTCGGAATATAGATTGTAGTGCCGCCAAAAGCCCGGACAAGGCTTTTAAACCCGTCCAGGCCCACCAGTTCTACCATCTTTCTCTGATCTTCATCCAGGTTTTCTATCTTCACATGGTCTAACAATCCCATCGCTGGCCGCCTCCTTCCGTTCCAGGCTTTTTAAATACCCTTTTAAAACTTCAATCAGGGTATTTCCCTGGCTGAAGGTGAGCCATGCAAAGGGATTCTTCGCAATAGCGTCTACATGCAATTCTTTCTTAATGACCGCGCACAGTCTGTCTCCCAGTGGAACCTCATTCGGACTCTTATCGCGTTTCTTCAGTTCGTACATCAAAGCCCAGATTTTCTTCTGCTGGCCGCTGGTCACGCCTCCTGGTCTCTGTGAATGTTCCTTCGGCTTTCTGCTGGATGGTTTCGGAGCAGCGGTACCGCCCTGCAGATCCTCCAGCCTTTTGATCACCGCCATGGCCTCCTGGTAGGAAAGTTCCTTTATGGAATCCTTACCTGTAACGCCCGACACCAGTATATGAAGCTCATCTTCGCTTCCATTTCCGGTTATTCCCAAAGCATGACCTATAGCATAGATTTTCTTCATCTGGAATGATTCTATCTTTCGCATTTACCGTTGCTCCTTCCTGCTATTTTTCCGCCTCTACAGTTACCTTGATTCCTTCATCCACGAATATGGCTGCCCGGATCACTTCCACCGCTTCCTGCGGTGTGCCTCCCCACTCTGCCGCTTTTAATATCTGCAGCATCCATTCCCAGTTGATCACTTCGGATGCCAGGTAAGCCCAGTCACTGGCTTCCTGTTCTGAAAGGCCCACCAGCTTCATCAGGGTTTCTGTGTCCTTTTCATACTTGCCTTTCAGTTTCTTTTTCAGCGTTCTCTGGATCTTCTCATCCTTTGTGATGGCGCTGATCGTAGCGTCCAGGCTGCCCTCGGTGAAATTCCCCATATACATCATGGAAAAAAGCCGCTTTGCCGGGGCTGACATACTATAAGAAACATCTTCTTTTACAAAGTCCTTGAAGACATCCCCCAGGAGCTTCTTTACCATTGTCATAGAGATTGGTTTCACGGTCTCGCTGTTTCCGACCACCACTTTGGAATTTTCGCTTCCCCAATATTCTACGGTTTTGCTCTTCGTATCCCGGAGATCATCCGTGGCCTGCTTCTCGAACCAGGCTTTGATTGTTTCCATTTCACCTTTAACGGCAACCATCTGGCGGTCTAACTCTGCCAGACGGTCAACCTTCTTTTTTACTTCCGCCGCATCCATTATCTTTTAAACTCCTCCATGATCTTTTCTGCACATCCGCGGCAGATCTCAATGCCGCAGACCGTTTTAACATCGTCCACCGTTCCGCAGAAGTGACAGGTAGGAACATGCTTACGGATATGTACCCCGTCCTCATCTGCTTCGATATCTACCGGAACACCCGGAAGAATGCCAGTCTCCTGGCGGAGCTGACGCGGAAGTGTAACCGCGCCACTCTTGGCTACTCTCTTGCTTA